CCTTTTTGAGTTGGTTTAAATGGTTTTTCTTAAGGCTCAATTATCAGGCCGAATGGATGATGTTGAGTTCTTACTCAAATGTCTTATTGAACAAATTGAGAATGACATTAGGAAAGCAATTGGTGATGAACCTTTAGATGAAGATTTAGTTTCTGGTAAGAAAAGAATTAAACGAAGTAAATCTGTTTTTTATACTGATGAAGATAAAAACAAAGATAGAATACCAAAAGGTAAAAAAGTAGGAGATAGAAAGGAACCAATAGACGGCAATTTAAGCCCAAGAGCAAAATCAAAAATAGAAAGAAGGCTCAAAAGGCCAATGTCTGCTAAAGAGCGTAAATATAGAGAATCTCTTGATGATTCAGGTATTCAGACTTCTAGCATAAGAGACTTTGCAGCAGCACCAAAACTTAAAAGAAAGAAAAAGCCAGTTTCATCTTCTAAAGATATTGAAATACCTATTACTGGAGAAAAGGTCTTTGAGGCTTATTCTCCAAGACCTAAAAAAGATTTAGAAAAATTAAAAACACTATTAGATAATAAAGAAACTAAGAAATACTTAAATCGTTTAAAACAAGTTGTTACTAGATTTCCGGTAGAAGGAAAACCCAATAAAAGAAGTAGAGAATATAAAGATAATTTGAGAAGTTTCTTAGATAAAAAAGGAGCAGGTGTGGAAGTTTTTAGTTATTTATTAACTGCACTAACTAATTTAAAAGATTCTACTGAAGATGGTACAAAGAAAAAAAGTATTCAAAGAGTAATAGATACTCTAAAAAGACAGAATCAAAATTTACTTGATACTTTAAAAATAAAGAGAGCAAAGCAAACAGATTTTACTTCTGATGTCGAGCAGGGAACTCAATCATTTTATAAAAGGTTAAGTAAGGCTTTTCAAGGATTAGATGTTAAGTTAATAGAAGCATCTAAGAAAAGCGAAGAGGCTGTTTTACTGGAAATTAGAAAAGTTTTGGGTGTAAATGGTAATAGACTAACTATGCTTATTTTAAAAGAAATGAATACTAAAAGAGATGCAGATGAAATAACGCCACAAAAATTAAATTTACCTGATGATATTTTCTACCAAAAAGGGCTTGATGAACCGAGAAAAAAAGAAAAGAAAACTTCTACTCGTCAACTTACCGAAGAATATGAGGCTAAGAAAAAGTTAAAGAAAGCATTTATTTCAACATATAGACTATTAGATATAACTAAGTATAAGCCATACAAACTTAAGATAAGAACAATACCTTATAGTGATAATGCTAAAGGTATTAAATTAATAGAAAACCAAATCAATGAAATCACAAAAATGTTATCAAGCAAAAGATTTAAGCAAGCACTAGGAAAAGATATGCTTGATTATATTAATGATTATGCTTCAATAACAGATGATAGATTAGCAAGAGTTGATTCTGGAACTAAGGAAGAAAAGAAAAAGAAGAAAGAAGAAATTCAAAACTATATGAATATTCGTTTGAAAAGAATCTTAGAGAAACAAAAAACAAATAAGCGAGTGCCAAATGTCCCAAAAGCATTGGTTCGTTCATATGATAAATTAACAGATGAGATAATTAAAGACTTGCGAAAGTTTAGTGTTTTTGCTAAATATGAAAAAGTTAGTGAAAGCCCAGTTACTTTTTTCGTTGATACTGATGGAGAAAAGACAATCAATATGTCTATTATTTTCGATGATTTCAAAAAAGCATTAGATTCTTCTAAAGAAGAAAAGAAAAGATTAGATGAACAAAAACTCAAAGAATATACAGAAAACGAAAAAGTGTTAGAAGATGTTACCGCAAAACTACAAAAATTTGCAGATGAAGAAATGGATGGCATTATGAAAGATATTTCAAGTATTCAAACTTTTGTTGAATACATGAATAAAACAGAAAAAAAATATACAAGTGCAATAAACAAACTCAAAACTATTGACCCATCAAATTTTGATGAGGAAGATGAAAACTTGTTTGAAACAATAAGTAAAACAATGAAAATAAGAATTAAAATAGAAGGGGATGTTTATAATGCGCTTAAGAATTTTGGAGCATTTTTAGGTTCCGTGAAAGAAGAATACAAAGGTAGAGACTTTATAAAAATAATAGATTCATTTGAAGAAGAATTAGATTCTTTCCCAGAAGAAATTGAAAACACTAAAAGAATATTTGGATTGTATAATGATTATGTAGATAGAGTCAGTAGTGTTTTGGAAAGAATTTTCTCTAATTATAGAAATGCAGACATTTCTGCTCTTGAAGAAATAACTTTTGAATTTAATGAATTATCCCGTAAGCAAAGAAGGCTAATTAAAATAGGAGAAGATATTAAAAAGAATGTTAAGGTCGTAAATGATGAAGAAAAAGAAAAAGAACTTTTACTTCAGTTTTATGAAATGAAACAGAATAAATTGAAATCTGGGAAGGATAAAGAACCACCGACAATAGTTGAGAAACTAATACAGTCTTTTAGAGAAAACCCAGTACAAGATAAAGATGGCAAGTTAGTAACAAGCGAAGCCGAAATTGCTAGATACTTGGATGAAAAATATAAAAACTTAACTGACTTAGATAGGAAAGAATTGCAAGGTTACATTGAAGAATCAGATGATAAGGAGGAAGAAGAATGACATGGGATTACTATGAAGAAGGAAAAGAGTTTATATTAAAGGCCGAGAAGAAACAAGTACCTAAAGACCTGCTTGATTCTTTAGGCACTAAAGAAAAAAAGAGACTTAAAAAGGTTTTACAGTCAGCACAACCTACTGAATTTTTTGGGAAAGACTTTACTCAAATGGGTGAATTAATAGATGTTCTTAAAGATTTACAGTTAGTGAAAGATGATAGTAAATTAAACAAAAAAATGAAATCAATGGATGAAAGGAACATTGATATAGTGGCTACTGCTACTGAACTTCGTAAGGACTATGAGTTGCTTTACCGACAGTTAAGAGATTTAGTTTATCCTAAAAAGAAAAAAGGTGATGATGAATGAGTGAAGCAAATGAAGAATTATTAGCCATACTTAAGGCTTTGACAGAAAAAATAGAAAATTTAGAAAAAACAGTTTATCATCAAGATAACATTTTGATGAAATCTGGTTTTGTTGTCACTGAAAGCCCAAGCCCAAAAATGAATAATGGTGGAATTGGTACATCATCCGTTGGTGATGTTGGTAGTATGGAATGGTCAGATATACACAAAATGGTTGAAAAAGTAGGTGGTCAATAATGCCGGAAAAAGTAACTAGAGAAGAAAAAATAATAGAACTAGCAATTGCTAAAGCAAGAGAAGTTAAGGCACTCCGAGATGGATTAACAAAAGACGAAATGCCAACAATTGAAAAAGTAAAGCGACCAAAGGCTAAAGCATCTAAACATGGCATTAAGCAAGACAAAGTTCATGCTAATGCTGGTGGAGAAGAATTTACTAGCGGTAAAATCAAAAAGGCCTTTGACAAAGCAAAAATGATTAAGTCTATTCGCTCGGCAAGAGCATTTGTTATCGAAGGAGATAGAAAGATTGAAAAAGAACTTGCTAAAGGTGTTTTGAATGAAGAAGAAACAAAAGCACTAAACGAACTTAAAAAACAAGTAGAGGCCGTTTATCAAATATTAACTAAGCAAATGAATATGCTTGCTAACGCCAAAGGTGGATTTGGTGATTTCAAGAAAGACGATAGAGATGTAGAATTTTCAGAAGAACAACAAAGAATGGCTGATGAGACTTTTGCTGCTTTACAAAGTGCTTTTAGTAAAATTAATTCGGAGTATTTAACTTCTCCTTTAGACAAACAGGCTAAAATGGAAAGAGATATGAGAGAAATTACCAAAGATTTGAAAGAATTAACTATGTTTTTTGGTAGAAGTTCATAGGTGAAATAAATGGCTTATCTTCTTGAAAAAGATAAGTCCACATCGGATGAAATTATTCGCTTATTTGAAAAAGTAAGAGTGGCTTATCTATCGGCTCGAACTGACCCGAAAGAGTACGGGTCTAAGTGGGAAAAAAGCGTAGATGCTATAACAGCAGCGTATGAAGCCACAAATGAACTTTCTAAAGAATTAAAGAATTTTATTGATATTTCTGATTTAGAAGCCGATGATTTAAAAAATCCACAATCCCAAAATGCAGAAAAGTTATTTGAAGCAATCAAAAAACTTAGATATTCTTCCGAATCTATTGAAGACCCTTTCGCTAAAAGGTTCAAAGGGGATGTTCTTGAAGCATTATTATCTTCTGTAGAAAACATGGTTAAATTTGTCCATTATGCTATGAGGAATGACAATAAAGTTCTTTCACCTGACATTTACGCTGTTAAAGACATGGAACCCGACGATATTACGGAGGGTCTTCAAGGACTTGACCTAGAAGTTGACGACATAGACCTCTATATTATTGAGCATTACGGGGATGGAAAAGACTCAAACAAAGTTGAATCAAAAGTAAAGGAAGCGATGAGCATATTAGAATTAATATTCTTATCCAAGAATGAAAAAGACGATTGGAGTTTCTTAGAAGATGTTGAAGGTGTTCCCGTTAAGAAATCAAAAGAAGAAAAATCAACAGAAGAAAAGTCACAATCTGATTTTATTATTCCTAATAAACCAATGTATAGAATATTTGAAATAGAAGACATGGAAGAACTAAAAGGTTTTACCGGAGACTACTATGTTCAAGAGAAATATGACGGGCTTCGTATTCAAATGCAAAAAATAGATAATAAAGTAAAGGTGTTTTCTTTTGATAAGAAAGACATAACATCAAAGTGTAAAGAACAAGTTCAAGAGATTTCTAAGAAACACTTTGGTGATTGTATATTAGATGGCTCTTTGATTCTTTTCAATGGTGAAGAAGCATTAAATAGGGCAGAAACTATTTCTCATGTGTATAAAGATAAAAACCCTGATGGTGTATTAAAAATGCACATTTTTGATTTACTAAGACACAATGAAAAGTCTTTACTTGAGGAACCTTTAGAACAAAGAATGACTACTATTTTTAATAATTATTCTGTTCACTCAAGCGAAATGCTTTCTTTCCCTTCTAAGAAAGATACTCGATTAGCAGACTCTTTGAAAGATATAGAAGAGTATGCTAAAGAAATTATGAAGATGCCAACAGCAGAAGGAGTTGTTATAAAAGATGCAACTTCTACTTATTATGTTGGTACTAAGAAAAACCCTAAATGGATTAAGTGGAAGAGTTTCGTCGATTTAGATTTAATTGTTCTTGATAAAAAGTCATCCGGTGGTAATTATTCCTATACATTAGGAGCAGGGCCAACAGAAGGAGAAGGTAAAGACTATCAAGAAATTGAAGGTAAAACATATATGGTTGTTGGAAAGGCTCTAAATACTAAAATTTCTGCGGATTTAGGAAGCATTGTTAGAGTTAAAATAGACCAAGTTAAGAAAGAAGGAGAAAGATACATTGTAAATTCTGCTAAAGTAGTTGAAATACCTGAAGCAAGACATCCAGATAAATTAGTTACTCTTGAAATTCTTGCAAAAGATGAGAAGAAAGCATTGAATTATAATGTTGAAGAAGTCAAAAAAGGAATATTAGTTACTGACCATATTCACGGAGAGGCATCTATTTTAATCAAAGGAGATATGGATGGCTTTACTATTTATGGATTTGAAGAAGATAATTTGATGGCTAAAAATGCTTTAGTTGATTTGGATATGTGGAAGCAACAAGCAGAAGAAATAATGAAAACTAAACAATCACGATTGACTGTTGCAGGATTTCAATTTATGAAAACAACTGGGCCTAAAACAATTAAAGAGATGCACAACTTTTTAGTAAAGAATCATAAAGATTTATACGAAGATATATTAGAAAGTAAATTAAGTAGATTAAAGGACTGGATGAAACAAAGGGATGGTATTTCTTTTGATGAAAAAACAAATAAACTATATTCCGAAGACGATAAAATACTACAAGAAGAAAATATTTTAAAATCATATAAAACTCCCAAAGAATATCAATCTGGGAAATTTAAGTTATATTTAAGGAATGATGACAATTTAAATCTAATAATTAAATTAAAAGACGAAACTCTAAATTGGTTAATTGATTTAGATGATGATGGAGATATATTTGATTTGTTTGGCAAAGCCGGAAAATTCCCTGCTATGATAGCAACCAATACATCTAAAAGAAAAATTATTGATGAAGGTAAAATTCGATTAGGTGTTCAAAAACATGGTTATCATGAGTATTTCTTAGAAGGAAATAAATTTGAGACTAAATTCAACATAAGAAAATTAAGAGTAGATGATAATGATATGTGGTTGGCTTGGTCTGGATATAAACAAACCCCCGCCGATGACGAAGGAGATATGGGATTATGGAATATCTATGAGGATAGGAACAAAAAATTACCCCTTCCTCCTAAAAAATAGCGAGTCTATTATATAGTCAAAGGGAATACGAAGGGTTGAGGAACATGAGCATAAGCGTTATGGCTACAAGGAATGATGATTTTAGCATTCTCAAAAGCAACGACGACTTAATGATTGGTGGATATGCAAGTATTGAAATCGTAGATAAACAAAACGATTTAATTACATTAAACGCATTAAAAGATTCAGTAACAAAGTTTATGGGAGACTCAAAATTTAGAAATGTAATGACTAATCATTCAAATGTGCAAGTTGGAGAAGTTGTTGATTCATATAGAGATAAAAACGGAAAATTATGGAAATCCGAAGTTGATGATGTTGGGTTCTTTGTTGTAATTAAATTAAGAGATGACATCGAAAAAGCAAAAGAAGTGGGGAGAAATATTCGCAAAGGTTCGTTAAGAAGTTTTAGCATTGGTGGACAGGCATTACAAAAAGTAAAGAAAAGCCACAAAGAATTAGGGGAATATAACGAAATTAGTAAGTTAGAACTCCACGAAGTTACAATATGTGAAAAAGGAATTAACCCCGAAGCGAAATTCGATATTTTAAAACAAGATATAGGAAGTGAAAAAATGAGTGAAAAACTAGAAAAAGCACTGAGCGAGTTGGACACCTTGTTAGAAGAAGTTAATACTCTTCGCAAGGAAGAAGAGGATGAAATGATGGAACGGGCATCTATGGCAGAAACCGCAGAAATGGCTGATGAAGAAGAAGACATGGATATGGACAAAGGAAACTATGAAATGGCTGATGAAGAAGAAGACATGGAAATGGGAGAATACAAAGATGATGAAACAAAAGCATACCTTCGTACCCTTGATGGCGCAGGAAACCAAATTGGCGAACCTGCCGACCGAATTGTAATTAACAACGGAAAGCCGACTTCTTCGGATATGCCAGTTGTTAAAGCATTTGAAAACAATGAATTTGATTCTCTTGATTTGAGTAATGCAAACATCGAAAAGGCTTATGCTGCTTTCCGTGAAGAACAACTCGAAGCACTTGCCTACGATAATCTACGAAAGTCTTTTGAGTCTCGATTTGCCAGTGAACGAGCAAACCGTGAAAACATTCTCGCAAAGTCTCAATATGACGCAGCAAGTGAGATTTCTTCTCTTAAGGAAGAATTTACACAATTGCGAAAGTCTTTGACAGCCGAGAAAGATTCAATCATTAAGGCTCAAGAAGAATCTAAAGTAACCCTCCCATCGTTGAACGATATTGCAGAAATGGAATGGTCAGACATTCATAAGATGGTGAACAACATTTGAAGGTGATTTATTATGACAGGATATATTAATACAATAGCAGACTTAGAAGCGCAAACATACGGAATTAACAACTTACCTGCCGGTAATGCTTTATTGAAGCAAGCCGGTATGGTCGGCGGTATTCACACAGGACACGATGGTTCTCCATCATTGTCTGGTAGTGGAGTTTCCGATGTTTCAGCATTATACAACATCGTTTACGGACAAAAGGTTTGGTCTATGCTAAACCGAGAAGTCAATGCACTTTCAATGATTGCAAAGCGACCTTATTCTTCAAGTGGTTGGAGAGTATTGAAAAGCCGACCTGCTGGCGGTAGTGGGAACTTATCCTCT